TTGTGCCGCGCAACTTGTTTTACGCGAGGTAAGTATGCCAACTAAGTATGCTAGTGGCAAACACAGTATTGCGGAATGCGATAGATGTGGTCAAAGATATAAGTTAGTTGAGTTAAAAAAGCTAACCATCAAGACCAAATTGGTCAGCATTAAAGTTTTTCCTGAGTGTTGGGATCCAGATCAGCCACAGTTACAACTTGGCTTGTATCCAGTAAACGACCCTCAAGCAGTGCGGGAACCAAGACCTGATATTAGTTATTACGCATCTGGTCCTAATGGTTTACAAACGCAGCAGGGAGGCGGAACAAGCATTACACAGTCTGGGTATCCAGAAGGCGGTAGTAGAGTTATACAGTGGGGATGGTATCCTGTAGGTGGTTCTAGTGGGTATGATAGAAGTCTTACCCCGAACTATTTGGTTGGAAAAGGCAATATTAATTCAGTAACAATTACGACAACGTAGGAGTAAAAATGGCAATGCAAAGACAACGTGGTGTTAAAACTGACGAACCTTTTAACCCAAAAAATGTAGAAGACAATATGAAAAAAGGTGGAAAAGTTATGGAAAAAGAATCCAAAAAAGCAGACATGAAAATGGACAAAATGGTCGCTGACAAAGAGATCAAAAAAGCCATGAAAGAACACGATGCTCAAGAGCATCCCGGCAAACATACCAAGCTCAAGCTTAAAAAGGGCGGTATGGATGTTAAGAAAATGGCTAAGGGTGGTGTAACCCAATCTAACCTACGCAGCATGGGTCGCAATATGGCTCGCGTTGCTAACCAGAAGTCTAGCTCAAGAGGTCGTTAATATGGCAATCGCAAAAAATGTAAAGCCAACAACCAAGAATTCTTCAAAAATGGTAGTTGGTAAAAATCGTGATGACAAACCAGCAAGCGATTATGCCCGCCCACACACAATGGCAGGCAAAGTAATTGATGGTACAGAAGTTATGGAAATGGGCGACTATGCAACCGAGAAGTCAGCCAAGACCGCTAACATTAAAGACCCATTACCACCAAGCGCAGTAAGCTGGGGTAAAGGCACAACCAAAGAAGATGGTCTTGAAACACGTGGTAATGGTGCAGCAACTAAAGGTCGTATTGCTCGCGGACCAATGGCTTAAGGGTAAACCCTAATGAATTACGAGACGCTTTTTAACAATATTCAAACTTATGCTCAAACCAATGAGCCTACGTTTGTTGCCAACATTCCGTTCTTTGTTGAACAAGCTGAAACTCGTATTTATAACTCGGTTCAAATCCCGTCATTACGAAAAAATGTAACAGGAAATTTAAGCTCTGGAAACCAGTATTTAACTTTGCCGTTTGACTGGCTTTCCACTTATTCTGTTGCAGTAATTGATAGCAATAGCAATTACAACTATCTTATTAACAAAGATGTTAACTTTATCCGCGAAGCATATCCCAACAACGGTTCTACTAGTTGGAGTTTACCTAAGTACTACGCTATTTTTGGCAGCTCTACTATTAATGTTAATGAGCTAACTGCAATTGTGGGACCAACCCCAGATTCTGCATACAACGTAGAATTGCATTATTTTTACTATCCAGTATCAATTGTTCAGGGTGTTGTTGCTACTCTATCCGCATCCTTTACTGCTGGTACTTTGTATAGTCCCGGCTTGTATCAAAACGTTCCATTAACAGGTGGATCGGGATCGGGCGCAACTTGTGACATTTTGGTCAATAGCTCTGGTAACGTAGCAACGGTTACTTTACAAAATGGTGGTAGCTTCTATCAGGCAGCAGATGTTTTGAGCGTTGATACTACTAATATTGGTGGATCAGGATCTGGATTCTCTATTACTGTAGCTACCGTAAACAACCCATTAGGTCAAAGCTGGCTTGGTGACAATTATGACCCAGTCCTATTTTATGGATCCATGCGCGAAGCTATGCTATTCCAAAAACAGGAACAAGACATCATTAAATATTACGAAGATAAGTACCAAGAAGCGCTTGCTGAGATGAAACGCCTTGGTGATGGTCTGGAGAGGGGTGATGCTTACCGCGATGGACAGACCCGTTTAACCCCATTGAATAAGCTATAAGATGCCAATCGTTCAAGGTCAAACCACCGTATTTAAAGCCAACATTTTGTCCGGTTTGGAGAACTTTACCTTAACTTCGCCTTATACCTACAAAATTGCACTTTATACCGCAAACGCTAATTTAAATAATGCGACCACAGCTTATGACTCAAGCAATGAAGTTGTATCGCCCGGATACACTGCTGGCGGTCAGACTTTAACAATTTCCAATCCACCTACGCAAGATACAACCAATAATACGGCTTATATCTCATTTAATAACGTAACATGGACTGGAAGCATTACCGCACGGGGCGCGCTAGTTTATAATAGCAATACTGGGGCGGCGTGTTTTATTTTGAATTTTGGTAGCGATATTACCAGTTCAAGTACATTTACCGTTACCTTCCCAACGGCAACATCAACAACAGCAGTACTGACAATTAGTTAAGGAGTTTTAAATGGAAAAAGCAAATCTAGGAGATATCAGTACCGCTACGGTTACTCGTGGTGCTGGCTCTGATGAGACTATTGGTATGCAAGGCTTCTATGAAGTTACTTGTTACGACCAAAACGGAGATATTAAATGGCAAGACAAAGCACCAAACTTGGTAACAGCTGGAGGTAAAAGTGCTTTATTTGATTACTATTTTGGTCTCACTGGTACTGGCGGCGGCACTGCTGCTGGCGCTAACTATCTTGGATTAGTAAGCTCTGCCTCTGCAACTGCAAACTATTTCCAATCTGACACAATGGCTTCTCATGCCGGCTGGTATGAGCCACCTGCAACTGTTGCAGCAGCTCGTCAAGCTCCAAACTGGACTGCATCTACCAATAATGGTTCTGCTTCACCAAACAACATTGTCTCTAAAGCCGCTAACGCTCTGACATTTAGCATTTTGTCTAGCGCAACTATTTTTGGATGCTTTATTAACTCTGGAACTGCAGCAGCTTCTACTGTTAGCTCTACTGCTGGTGTGTTATATAGCGCTGGTAACTTTACCGCTGGAAGTAAAATTGTTTCAAGCGGTGATTCGTTAGCCATTACTTATACTACAACCGCTACTAGCTAAGGAGCCGTAAATGGCTCTTGTATTAGCTGATCGTGTCCAACAAACTGGCACAGCCAATACTACTGTAAGCTTTAGTCTTACGGGGGCTGTGACCGGTTTTCAATCCTTTACCGTAATTGGTAATGGAAATACTACTTATTATACTGCCACAGATGCGACAGGTAATTGGGAAGTAGGGATTGGCACATATGCAACTGGCGGAACATTAACTAGAACCACAATCCTGTCTTCTTCTAATTCTGGAAGCTCGGTTACATTTACAGGCACAGTTAATGTATTTGTAACCTATCCTTCTGAAGCATCTATTCTTGGCGGTGCTGGTCAAGCTATTCAAGTCAACCAAACAAATGCAACACAAAGTTATACTATTGCTACGGGAACAAATGGATTCTCTGTTGGTCCAATTAATACCGCCTCTGGTGTATCAATCACTATTAGTAGTGGGCAAAGATGGGTAATAATTTAATATGACATCTATTATTAAAGCTGATAACGGTTCTATTTCTGGAGTTAGTGGAATTGTACAAATTGCCGATTCTTCAGGAAACCTTGCTTTTCAAACACAAGGAACTACAAATACCATTACTGTTCCTAATGCAACTGGAACTATTGTCGTTGGTTATTCTGCTTCTTACTTAATTGTTGCTGGCGGTGGTGGAGGTGGTTCTGCTTCAGGTGGCGGTGGCGGTGCTGGTGGATTACTAAGCGGCACAACAACTTTATCTTCGGGTACAACTTATTCTTTTGTTGTAGGAAGCGGTGGAAATGGTGGTGCGTCTGGCGGTTTAAATACTGGTTCAAGCGGAACAAATAGCACAGGTTTTGGTCTATCTGCAATAGCTGGTGGTGGAGGCGGTGGATTTGCAGCAAATGGATTATCAGGTGGGTCAGGTGGTGGTGGTGGATACGCTTCTGGAACTGCTGGCTCTGGCACATCAGGACAAGGCTATGCTGGTGCTAACGGAATAACTCAAAATCCCGGTGGTGGTGGCGGTTCAAGCGCTATTGGCGGTTCACCTTCTACAACCGTTCCCGGTAACGGTGGTAATGGAACATCTAGCTCAATTACTGGTTCAGCCGTAACATACGCTGGCGGTGGTGGCGGTGGTGGTAATAATACTTATGACGGATTAACTTACGGCACAGGCGGTTCTGGTGGCGGTGGAAATGGTGGTACTTATTCTTCCGCTGGTACTGCTGGAACAGCTAATACTGGTGGCGGTGGTGGCGGTGGTGGATTTATTAATTCAACATACTATGCTGGTGGAAATGGCGGATCAGGAGTGGTAATAATATCTGTACCAACATCAAGCTACACAGGCACAACCACAGGAAGCCCAACTGTCACTACATCAGGAAGCAATACCATTTTACAATTCAACTCTAGCGGTTCATATACAGCATAAAAAGGAAATCATGTCACATTACGCAAAAGTAGTAGACGGCAAAGTAACACAAGTAATTGTGGCTGAAGCCGACTTTTTTAATCATTTTGTAGATACAAGCCCCGGTTCTTGGATTCAGACTTCTTACAACACTCGTGGAAATAAGCATTACAATCCCACAACTGGCGTAGAAGATACTGCAACCACACCAGCTTTGCGTGGAAATTATGCTGGTATTGGCTATACATACGACCAAGCTAATGATGTTTTCTATGCTCCACAGCCTTATGCAAGCTGGACATTGGACAACGCAACTTGGTCTTGGAAAGCTCCTGTAGCTGTTCCTGAAGATGGAAAAGCTTATAAATGGGAAGAAGCTACAACTTCTTGGGTTGAGGTAGCGTAATGTCTGTAATTATTAATGGTACTAATGGTATTAGCCCTGCTACATGGACTACTGCTGGTAGACCATCAAGCCCTGTTGCTGGTCAGCAAGGATATAACACTACTTTAAATCAATTTGAAATTTATTCAGGTATTGCTTGGGTAGCAATAACCAGTCAAGCATATACAGCAACTTATTTAGTTGTTGCTGGTGGCGGTGGTGGGGGAAGTGGATTTAGCGGTGGCGGTGGTAGTGGAGGTTTTATAACCAATTCCGTAAATTTAACTCCTTCAACTGTATACACAATTACTGTTGGGGCTGGTGGTGCTGGTGCAGCAGCTAATAGTCCTGCTAGTGGAACAAGTGGTGCAAACTCTATTATCACTTCCATTGCAACAGCGACAGGCGGTGGATATGGTGGAGGCCCATCAACCAATGGAAATAATGGAGGCTCAGGCGGAGGCGGAGGTTCAAATTCCGTTGGTTCTTTTGGTGTTGGTGGAAGTGGTACAAGCGGACAAGGTTTTGCTGGCGGTAATGGTTGTTTAACTGCTCCTAATTATGGTGCTGGTGGTGGCGGAGGTTCTAGTGCAGTAGGTGTTGTAGGAACGGGAACTACTGGCGGAAATGGTGGTTCTGGTACGGCATCTTCTATTACAGGCTCATCTGTTACTTATGCTGGTGGCGGTGGAGGCGGTTTATTTTCGGGTGGTACGGCTGGAACTGGCGGTGCTGGAGGCGGTGGTGCTGGCGGTGCAACAACTGCTGGAACTGCTGGAACTGCTAATACAGGCGGAGGTGGAGGTGGCGGTGGATATTCAACCAATTATGCTGGTGGAGGCGCTGGAGGTTCAGGAGTAGTAATTCTTTCTATTCCAACTGCAAATTACACAGGCACAACCACAGGAAGCCCAACTGTTACAACATCAGGAAGCAATACAATATTAACATTTACATCTAGTGGTACATATACGGCTTAATTATGTTTGGGATAACAGCATTTGCTCAAGCCCCGTTTGCCACATTAGGCGGGAATAGCTATTCAGTTGCCATATCTGAAGCAATTACGCTTAATGATATTAATGCGGTAATAGCATCTTTTGCATCTTCTATATCCGAAAATATTACATTTGCGGACGCTATTTCTGCTACTGCCAGCTTTGCCAGTCAAATATCTGAAGCTATTAATTTAGCTGATGTTGAATCTGTAACTGCCACATTTGCTGCATCTATTACAGAAAATACAATTACTGACTTTGATATTGAAGCCGTAATAGCAACATTTAACGCAAGAATTACAGAAGCCATTACTGCTGAAACTGATAGTGAAACGGTAATTGCTACAACATCTGCGGCAATATCTGAGGCTATTACCCTTACAAACGCACAAACAGTAACTGCAGCTTTTGCATCTTCTATTAGCGAAAATATTGGTATAACAGATATTAATGCGGTTCATGCAATACTTGCATCTGCAATATCTGAGAACGCTGGTTCGTATTCTGAAATGGAGTCAGCGGTTGCTAACTTTGCTGGAAAAGTATTTGAGAATGTAAGCTTTGCAGATTTAGCAAAATCAGCCTTTGCTTTCTTTGGATCTGTAAATGAAGCAATTACCTTAGCAGATTCTCAATCTCCAGCGCTTACCTATCATGTAACCATTACCGAAAATTCAGCTTTTGGCAATAATCAAACGGTAACGGCTAACTTTACCGCCCAGCAACTTGAGGTTCTCACTATTTTGGACTCGCTTTTAAGCGGAGGATGGATTAAAATAAACAATAGCCAACCTTTAGGATGGTCTGCTATTGCCAATCCGCAAGGTAGTGGTTGGACAATAATTAGCAACTCTGAAACCCCAAACTGGACAATCATTAACGATTCCCAATAAGGACTTAAATGACAACAACGTATTCGCCATCACTAAGATTATCCTTAATTGGTACTGGAGACCAATCTGGTACTTGGGGAAACACGACCAATTCCAATCTGGGAACCCTATTAGAACAGGCTATTACTGGCGTGGTAGCGATTTCTTTGACTGGCTTAAGCTCATATACCTTAACAAATTTAAACGGCGTATCGGACGATGCCCGTAATCAGACATTGGTTTTTAATGGTAGCCCATCTACAACAGTAAGTATTATTGCTCCATTACAAAATAAGTGGTACATCATTACCAATAGTACCAGCCAAAATTTAACCATTTCAGCATCTGGCGGTGCAATATCTTTGACCATTTTGCCAAATACCACTGCACAGTGCTATTGCGATGCATACAATGTTAGCGGAACAGGCTCAGGATTTTATTCAGCGCAAACATCTTCTGCTGGTAATTTCACTGTAAATGGAACTTTAAGTGCTACCGGGGCAACTGATACAGGAAATTTAACGGTAGGTGGTAACGCAAGCATTGGCGGCAATTTAATTGTTTCAGGTTCTATAACAGGAGGAACTGGAAAAATTGTACAAACCCAATCAGCTTCTTTTACCGCTGGTTCTGCAACAAATAATACAAGTCCAACAGCTACAGGATTTACTCTTAGCATTACACCAACTTCAACATCAAGCAAGATTTTAGTATTATATAGCGGACCATTCTACAACCCATCAGGTTCTGGCGGAGTTTCATCAGGTAATGCATACTTAACTATGTATCGCAATTCTACTAATTTAGCTGGTGGTACAAATTTCATGGCAGATTTATTGTCAGATAATAGCAACCTATATGCTTCCTGTTCAATTAATTATTTAGATTCACCATCTACAACCAGCGCTATTACTTATCAACCATACATTTGGTGCGACAGCGGTACTGGTGTAGGGATTCTTGGTTTTTGCTATATGACATTATTGGAGATTTTATAATGGCTGCAACAGTCTACGAAGCATTAGTAGCGTTAACTCCAACTGCAAAATTTAGCGTTGTTGGAAATACTTATTCTGGAATTCAATGGTTTTCTTCTAATATTCAAAAACCTACTGAAGAAGCCGTGACCGCAGAACAAGCCGCATTAGATGCTCAAGCCCCATTGACTGCTTGCAA